CTTGTATTAGAAATTCAACACACAATAATCGGGTTGTACTGTCATTGAAATTTCAACAGCACCCTCATTATCATAATTGTATTCACCAAATGATGCTTCAGTAATCAAAGCACCTTTGATAATCCATTCTGAAACTACATCACCTACAGGACCCAAGACATTTACTGTCATATCCTTTTTGTAAAAATCAGAATAACCATCTCGGCCTGTTACTGATTCGTGGTGTAATCTTACCCATTCCATTACTGATTGGGCTCCAGAAGGAGTGATCGCATCAAATAATGTCATTGATATAGGACCCCAGGTAGTTTTACCTTTTACAAATCTTTGAACGTTAATGTGGTTCAAAGCTACTGTACCTTGTGATACTGTTACTGCTCCTAATCCTTTGATAAGGTAAGCGGGGAATCCATCTACGTACAAAACAAACCTATTTTGTTGTTTTGGTTCAAATGGGGTGAAAAATATTTCGTTGGGATCTAATACTGCCATTGTCGTGTTTTATTATAAATATTACAATTTCTAATTCTTATTATGCTGGAAATTCAGCTCCTGTTGGCAATACGTTGAAATCGAGAATTATGAATTCTGCTGTTCTAGTTGGCTGTAAGAAAATCTGGCCTACCATCTGATTTCTATCGATTACATCAGGAGTGTTGTTTGAAGCGTCCATTACTACCTTAAAGGCGTAAACACCTTGTCTTTGTTGTACACTTTCCATGTATGGGTTTACTTGGGCTAAGAAATTGTTTCTTGTTGCTGCTGTATTTTGTTCAAATACTAAGTTGTTAGCAACTTGTCCAATGTAGCTCTTAAGTGCAATTAGTAACCTTCTAACATTTACACGGTCAAGTGCTGATGCTTTCTTTTGTAGTGTCTTTTGACCAAATACTACTGTTCCTGTTGCAGGGAAATTAGCAATTGGGTTAACATTACTTTCATATAAAGTATCTCGTTGAGATCTTTGTAATTTTCTTTCTGGTCTGATTACTGTATCTAATCCACCTCTATTAATACCTGCAGGTGCGAACCATGGTTCAGCTGCATTATCTGTAAAGGCGAAAACACCTGGGATCAATGTTGAAGCTGGTACCCAATTTTGTTTTCCTGTGTCAGGGTTAATAACTTGACACCAAGGCCAGTATGAAGCTGCATAGCTTGAATTAATAGCAGATGCTTGATTAGTAGTACTAGTTATAGTAGATCCATATTTTGAAAGATCAACTACAGCAATTGCATCACCTCTGTTTTGGGTATTAGATATTAATGTGTTTAATACGCCAGTATGTGCTAATACACCGTGGATTAATCCAGGAGCGGAGATTGCGTTGTATTGGTATTCGTCGTTGTTAGTTAACAAACTAAACACATCACTATAATCTTCGGCTCTTAATCCTTGAGTATTAGTATCAATTTTTTCGTTGAATAAAGCTTGTTCACCTACGTCCCATAAATCTCCGGTAGCGGTTCCAAATGAGCCACTTGCTACAACTGGGATGGATTCTTTAAAGGCATCACTAGCTGCATTACCAACATTATCAAAGAAATTTGGAGTTGGAGATAATACTTCATCTACATAAACATAATTACTCTTATTAGCGTATGAACCCGTTACTTCAAGATATTTATTTCCATCAGCATCTGAAACGAGAGTTTGTTTCATATCTCCTATTACTTTAGCGATATAATTGTCTTGGAATGGATCAAGTGATACACCTGCGTATGTTTCTAATACAATTTTATCATTAGTTAAATCATTACCTTGTCTAACTAGGAGATTAAATGTACCTGATCCTGTGTCTGCAAATGAGATTTCCCATCTAACATTATCAGCAGTACCTGTTGATAATTGACCATCACTTCCTAAAGTACCATCACTATTCATAATAGTGCCTTCAGAAATTGTTTTTAATTTAAAAGAAGTAGTGCTTGGTGGATTGTCCGCAATATCAGCAGCAACTAAAGTTAATACTAAGTTTCCAGTACCTGTACCGGATCCTATAGCATCATTTAATTCAGCAGCAGTGAACGTGATCGTGTCTCCAATAACATAACCACTTCCTCCAACAGCTGCAGTAGCTGCTGTAACTCCAGAAGCACCTGCTCCACCTGCAAAGGTAAAATTAAAAGTAGCATTAACACCTGATCCATCTGTAGAGGAGGCTGTAATGGCAGTTAAAGTGCCAGCATCATAATTGTTACCAATTCCTGAGAGTGATGCTGAAAGTGAATTTATTGTATTTAGATCACCAACAGTAGTTCCATTAGCAAAAGAAGCTGTAGCGGATGTAAATGAACCTGTTGTAACTCTAGTTACTAACAAAGTATTACCTCCATTCTGGAAGTAATTATATACTGAGTTCCCTGTTAAGTAGGAGTAAACTCGGCCTCCACTTACAAAAGTAGAACCAAATTTATTCACATATTCACTATAAGAAGTGACTAAAGTAGGGATTTCAACAGGACCTTTAACAGCAGGACCTACAATTGCGGCTCCTACTTCTACAGGT